CCTACACAAACTGTAGCATCAGCTACGCGAAACGTTAAAAGAGGTACTGGTCGCAAAACTGTGAAACTCACATCGTCACAAGTAGCAATTGCTAAAAAACTGAATGTGCCACTTGAAGAATATGCTAAACAATTAAACGTAGTAGAGGAGTAAAATGCATATGATAAAAACTAAAACTGAAACTAAAAAAGTTACAGAAGAAGTTAAAAAAGACTCTCGCGCGTCCGAGACAAGAGAAGCTACAAAGCGACCTGTTGAATGGACACCACCCTCATCTTTAGATGCACCACCTGCGCCAGATGGATTTCGACACAGATGGATAAGAGCTGAAAGTTTAGGCTTTGATGATACTAAGAATATTTCTGGTAAAATAAGATCAGGATATGAATTAGTTATGTCATCCGAGTTTAAAGACTCAGATTATCCAGTCGTTGAAAATGGCAAACACAAGGGGGTCATTGGAGTTGGAGGTCTGTTGCTGGCCAGAATACCAGACGAGATCGCCGAAGCACGTCAGAAGTACTATAGTGAAAAAGCTAAAGAACGAGACGATGCTGTCAAATCCGATTTACTGAAGGATCAGCACCCGAGCATGCCTATCACAGTTGATAGACGCTCTAGCAAATCTTTCGGTGGTAAGTAAGAGTTTTTTAACAAATACTAATCAACGAATTTTAATTAACCGTCACTGGAGGTCCCTTTGGGGACAGGTGACAAACGGAGGAAACAATTATGGCAAATCAAGATGCCGCTTTCGGTCTTAGACCGTTAAAGACACTTGGACAGCAAGATGATTCCACTGGAATGAGCTCACATAAGATTTTACCAGGTGATGCTAGTATTTTATATCAAGGTTCGATGGCAGTAGCTAATACGAACGGATATGTAGATATATCTAGCGCAACTAGTACATTGAATATTGGCGCATTCTGGGGATGTTTCTACAATGATCCAACAACATTGAAACCTACGTTCAAAAACTATTATCCGGGCTCAGTTACACCACCATCAAGTGGTGCAATCGAAGCTTTTGTTTATGACAGCCCTTACCAGGAGTTTGAAGTTCAATCAGACGCAACTGGTGCTTCAGCGCAAGCTGACATTTTTATGTGCTGTGATACATCATCACCAACTGGTGGTAGTACTTTGAATGGAGTTTCATCGATGGAATCTACCGACACATTTGTCGCAGGTCCAGCGCAACTTAAAGTAATCGGAGTTTCTAGAGATCCAAAAAATAACGAGATAGGTTCAGCTAATGTAAATTGGCGTGTTCAGATCTGTGAACATATTTTTGGTTCAGGAACTATCGGTGCAGCCTAATAAGGAGTAATTAAACTATGGCAATATCACGACAACAACTAGTTAAAGAACTAGAGCCAGGTCTAAATGCACTATTTGGCTTGGAATATAAAAGATACGACCAGGAGCATAAAGAAATTTACGCTACTGAGACTTCTGACAGAGCTTTTGAAGAAGAAGTAATGTTATCTGGCTTTGCGAACGCATATGTTAAACCTGAGGGTTCAGCAGTTGCTTACGACAATGCACAAGAAACATTTACTGCAAGATACACTAATGAAACAGTGGCACTTGCATTTGCTTTAACTGAAGAAGCTATGGAAGACAACCTGTATGACAGACTTTCGTCTCGTTATACAAAAGCGCTAGCGAGATCTATGTCGAATGCTAAACAGATCAAAGCAGCTAACCCACTAAACCAAGGTTTACCGACTACGGATAACTTTGATTCTGGTGATGCAGTTTCTTTGTTCAATACAGCACACCCGACTATCGCTGGAACTTTTTCAAACACGCTTACTACACAGGCGGACCTTAACGAAACATCGTTAGAGCAAGCAATGATCGACATTGCTGCAATGACTGATGAGAGAGGTCTAAAAATCGCAGCTAGAGGAATGAAAATGATTATTCCTTCTGAAAACCAATTCAACGCTGAGAGATTGTTAAAATCTCAAGGTAGAGTTGGTACAGCTGATAACGATATCAATGCTCTTAAGAATATGGGAATGGTCCCTGAAGGATACAGAGTAAATCACTATCTAACAGATACTGATTCTTGGTATATTATCACTGACGTGCCTAATGGTATGAAGTACTTTGAAAGATTACCTATCCAAACTAAAATGGAAGGTGACTTCTCAACAGGAAACGTAAGATACAAAGCTAGAGAAAGATACTCATTTGGAGTATCCGACCCTAGAGGTATCTACGGTGTTGAAGGTGC